TTTAATCGGAAGGACAGACAAATGGCAGTAGCTATTTCAAACGCTTTCGTACAAATGTTCGATGCGGAAGTCAAGCAAGCGTATGCCGGAGCGCGCGCATTAGCTGGCTTAACCCGTGAGCGGACAAATGTCGAAGGCAACCAGGTGAAGTTCCCTAAAATCGGGAAAGGCACAGCAACAGTTCGCGTTCCTCAGACAGATGTAACCCCATTGAACGTCAGCTACTCACAAGTAACTGCAACAATGTCAGACTACATCGCAGCTGAGTACAGCGACATCTTTAACCAGCAGAAAGTAAACTTTGACGAGCGCCGTGAGCTTGTCCAGGTTGTGGGTAACGCAATCGGACGCCGCATGGATCAGCTGGTCATTGACGCACTGAATGCATCATCCACATCACTGACCGTTGCTACAACAATCGGTGGCGCTGGTACAAACATGAACATCGAGAAGCTGATTGAAACCAAGAAGCTGATGGATGCCAACAACGTACCATCCGAAGGTCGCACCATGATCATCCACGCCAACAACTTGGCTGGTATGCTGGGCGAGACTGAAATCACAAGCGCAGACTTCGCAACTGTGAAGGCTCTGGTTTCTGGTGAAGTCGACACCTTCATGGGCTTCAAGTTCGTCACCCTCGGCGACCGTGATGAAGGTGGCTTGCCAATCCCATCCACCCGTACTTGCTTCGCATTCCACAAGGATGCAATCGGCATGGGCATCGGCATGAACCAGCGCAGTGAGATAAATTATGTGGCTGAAAAAACTAGCTTTTTAGTCTCTTCAATGTTCTCTGCTGGAGCCATTGCAATTGACGATGAAGGCATCGTCAAAATTAGCTGCACAGAGTAAGAAGGAGACTTAGCAAATGGCATACGCACAAGCTGGCTTCGGCCCACTCGGTGGACAATCTCTGGCTGGTAACGCCCCCGCCCTGTATGTGTACACAACAGCAGACGCACATACAGACGTGGATGGCTCTGGCTACTTCAACGATTTGTCCGACACGCTCAAGGTTGGCGACATGATCATCGTTCATGGCTCAACTGGCGGCACTCGTACCGTTACAATGCACATTGTAGTGTCAAACGCATCAGGCGTTGTTGACTGCTCAAATGGCACTGTAATCGGCGTTGTAACCGACAGCGACTAATACATCTGGCCGGGGCGGTGTATGCCGCCCCAGCCTTTTTTCTTTGGAGTGTTTTAGATGGCTGCTGGCGATACCAAACTATCTATCTGTTCTGATGCGCTCATCATGTTGGGCGCTAATCCTTTATCTAGCTTCACCGTTGGAACAGACGATGCGCAAGTGGCTGACCGGCTCTATGACGATGTGCGCGACACATTGCTTATGCAGTACCCATATAGCTGGTCTATCAAAAAGGTTAAGCTGGCACAGCTAGTGCAGACCCCTATCAACGAATGGAAATATATTTACCAGCTGCCCGGCAATCTGCTTGGCAACCCAAAGGCTGTGTTTAACGTGGATGCTGTAGGCGCACGCCCACAGCGTGACTTTGAGATTTACGGCGATGGCCTAAACACAAACTACGAAAATGTCTGGATTGATTACCAGTATCGCCCAGAGCCGTTTGAATTTCCACCGTACTTTGTGCGGCTATTGAAAACCGCGCTTGCCGCAGAATTTGCAGAGCCGGTGACAGACCAGATTACAAAGGCCGACTATTTCCACAACCGCGCCTATGGCGCGCCATCTGAAAATATGCGTGGCGGTTTGGTGCGCGTTGCGATTAACATTGACGGCGCAGACAGACCAGCGCAACAGATACAAGAGTTCCCTATTTCCGACATAAGGTTCTAGCATGAGCCGGATTATACAGATACAGAACGACTTTACGTCTGGTGAGATTGACCCGAAGCTACGCGCCCGGACAGATATCAGCCAGTACAAGTCGGCACTGACCACAGCGCAGAACGTATCTATCCAGCCTCAGGGCGGTGCAGTACGCCGTGACGGCACTAAGTTTATCCATGAGTTAGACGGTGGCGCGGCTAATGCGGTGCGCATGGTTGCGTTTGAGTTTAGCGTTAGCGACAGCTATATGCTGGTATTCACACCCGGCAAGATGTACGTTTACAAAGACCGGGCGCTGGTGACCAACATCAATGGGTCGGGCAATGATTATCTGACTGTGTCATCTGTGACTGCCGCTATCATCCCGGAAATGAATTGGGTGCAATCAGCGGATACTGTGATTATCGTGCATGAGGATTTAGAGCCTATCCGCATTCTGCGCGGCGCTACCGATAGCGACTGGACAGCCAGCACTATCGTGTTTGACTTTATACCGAAATATGCATTTAACTTTGATACGCACAATCCGACATATACGATCACGCCCAGCGCGACTAGCGGCAACATTACTATCACCGCGTCATCTGTGACAACCGACAATGGCACAGCGCAAGCTGGCGGCGCTAACACAATTACGTTGAAATCAGCGTCCAGCTTTACATCGGATGACCAGCCTAATGGTATGTTTATTGAAATTACCGCTGGCACTGGCGCTGGCCAAACACGGCACATTGAGGATTATGTGGCATCAACAAAGGTCGCCACGGTTTACCCGGCATGGACAACCCAGCCAGATGCGACATCGCAGTATGACGTTAAGGCGTTCAAGGCGGCAGCGGTAGACGAATATATTGTGGCGCTAAATGGCTTTGGCCGCGCACGCATCACGCAGTATGTTAGCGACACATCGGTAAAAGCCTATGTCGAGATACCGTTCTTTGACACAAGCGCTATTGCGTCCGGCGATTGGGAAAGCGAACACGGCTACGAGAACACATGGTCTGATGACAGAGGCTGGCCGCGCAGTGTGGTGTTCCATGAAGGCCGGTTATACTTCGGCGGCTCGAAGCAACGCCCATCCACTATCTGGGGTAGCCGGGTTGCAGACTTCTTTAACTTCGACCCCGGCGAGGCGCTAGACGATGCGTCTGTTGAAGCCAGTCTCGATACCGGCACATTCAACGCGATTGTCGATATGTATGCCGGGCGCAACTTGCAGATATTCACCACCGGCGGTGAGTTTTATGTGCCGCAAGCATTGGACGACCCTATTACACCGGCCAACCTTATTGTGAAATCGCAGACTGGTTTTGGTATGAAGCCGGGCTTGCGCGTGCAAAACGTGGATGGTGCAACGCTGTTTATCCAGCGTCAGGGCAAGGCGATACAAGAGTTCATCTTTAGCGACACAGTGAACGCCTACACATCTGACAAGATATCGCTGTTGTCATCGCATCTGTTAAAATCGCCAGAGGAAATGGCAGTGCGCGTTGCGACATCGACAGATGAAGGTGACCGGCTGATGCTGGTGAATGGCGATGATGGGTCGATTGCGTGCTATACGCTACTGCGTAGCCAGAACGTGATTGCGCCGTCTGAGTGGACAACAGAGGGCGAGTTTATCAGCATTGGCGTGGATGTCGATGACATCTATGTAATTGTAAAGCGCAACGTAAACAGCGCTGACGTTTACTATGTAGAGGTGTTTGACCCGGACACATTGCTGGATAGCGCCAAGACAGGCGGCGCGGCATCGTCTGTTAATATGCCGCACCTTGAGGCAGAGACTGTGCAGATCATACGCGATGGCATTGTTGAGCCAACCCAAGTGGTCGGCACATCGCCATCAACTGTGACATTCGTATCAGCGGCAACGTCCAGCTATCAGGTGGGGCTAAACTTTACCCCGACCATCAAGACGCTGCCGGTTGAGCCTAATCTGCCTAGCGGTTCGCTCAAGGGATTTAAGAAACGCATCTTCGAGGTAAACGCAGAATTGTTTGAAACGCAGTCGCTGTTAATCAACGGCGGCATCATACCATTTCGCAGTTTTGGCACAAATGTGTTAAACTCATCTGTACAAGAGTTTACCGGCATTAAGACCATCAACAGTATGCTAGGCTATAGCTATGACGGTCAGATAACAATAACCCAGGATGTTCCGCTGAAAATGTCAGTGCTGGGCATCGAATACAAAGTGAGCGTAGGGCAGTAATATGGCACAAGTAGCAGTACCAGTCGCAATAGCCGCCGCAAGCGGAATGGCCGGGATACAGGGCGCTAAAGCAGAAGCGCGTGGGTTGGGTGCGCAAGCAACGCAGACACGTATGCAAGCACGCTCAGAGGCGCTTAAATACAAGCAACAGGGCGTGGCGGTGCTAGACAATATGCTACGCACTATGGCGACACAAAGAGCCGCCGCTGGCGCTGGCAGCATTGATGCGTTTTCTGGAAGCCCAACGACTATGCGTATGCAAGCGATGAAGGGTGGCGCTATGGAATACTTCACCACACGCGAGGGGCAGACCATTGTGACCCGGCAGGGTGAATTGCAAGCTACTGAATATGAGCGTCAGGCAAAGGCTGTTATCAGCGCGGCACGCAACCAGGCTATCCTTGGCATGGTGCAAGCTGGCGCTATGGGTGCAATGATGGGCGGTGCGCCGACACCATCTGGCGTTGGCCCGACAATAGACGCCGGTACACAGTTTGGTTTGCGTGCGCCAGCTACGTATCAACCGCTGGCCGCGTCACCAACTTACAATCCGCTGACGCAGACAACCAGCCAGCAATTTATGAGTTTATTAGGCGGTTAATATGGCAGAGCGTTTAAAAAGATACAGACCACTAGGCGTCACTGTTCCCACCGTTCCAACCGTGGATTATGTTGCCACCGGCAGGGCGCAATCTCGCGCATACGGCGCTATCGCAAGTGGCTTAGACAGAATGACGGATTTTGCCCTAAAGCGCTTTGAGGAAAAGGCACTGATAGAGGGCGCGGAGTATGGCGCGGCTAATGCGCCAACGCTAAAACAATTACAAGACGCGCAAGGTGATATTGAAGATGTTGTGCCTGGTGACCAGACCACCGTGTTTGGCCGGGCTGCGCGCAAAGCCGCGCTTGCATCTATGAACGTAAACTTTGAGGTCGCGGCACGCGAGGATTTGCTTAACTTGCAGATGCAAGCACAACTTGAGGACATGGACACCGCCACGTTTACGGAAAAGTCCGATGCCATTATTGATGGGTACACATCAACCCTGCAAGATGTTAGCCCGTCAACAGCGCTAAAGTTTCGCGCCACTATGGCGACTGTCGGAAACAGCGCATTGCTGGCTCACGCAAAAGACCAAATAGAAAAACAGCAAAAGGCTGAACAGTTTGTTATTACAAGCGGAATGGACATTATTGTAAATGGCGATGAAACAAGAGGGATACCAAGCCGAGCGCAACAGATTGTATCGGAAGGCTCAACAACGACTTACGATGAATTTGGTGATATGCAGCACGTATCTATGGCCCAAAAGATAGATGCGGCTAGAAACGGCCTAAAGGAAATGGCTTTTTCTGTGAAGGACAAAGCGGCAGCGGAGAAGTATTTAAAGGCGTTTGACGATAGCATAGACTTAGCGATGGAGACAGAGGTGGCTAACTTTGTGCTTATTTCGCCTATAAAAAATTTAAATCAACTAAAGTCTGGCAATATTGAAGATCGCAAAATGCAAGACTTGTGGAACAATATGAGTGCGCCGCAACGCGCTAAAGCAAAGAAAGCGGCTTTTGATGCGCTTACAGAGGAACACGCAAGGGAAACCCAAATAGAAGCTCAGTTGGACAGGGAGTTACAGAAGCGCGCTAAAGTAGCTTATGTTGATATTGTTGATGCGCTTTCTACTGGTGATAACGAAAAGCGCGATGCGGCTCTTAGTGAATTGAGAATTACCGACCCGGACAAGTATGCTGATTTCAAAAAGCGCATAGACACCGGCGAGGTAGATGACGACAAGAACACAGTTATATTGCTTGAGCAACAGTTAGCAAATCAAAGGCTAAGGCCATCCACTGTTGTGACAGAATTTATAAACGGCAATTTAAGTTTAACCACATTTAAAAGCTATATGGGGTCAGCTACGGCCTTGTCGGACAAACGCTATCAAGCTGCCGGGAAACGCGCTAAAAACATATTGGGGCTTCCTGATGTTCCGCTAATCAATGCACGCGGAAAAGATAGAGAGGCGCAACAGGCTGTAGCTGGCATAATGGTAGAACTGCAAGAAAAACAATTTGACCCCAAAACCCCAGAAGATTTTGACCCGATTGCTTTTGCTGACAAACGCGCAAGAGAAGTCTTTGCCGAAATGAACAAAGCAACAGACAAAGAGATTGCAGAAGCAGAAAAGAAGTTGCCAAAAATTGCAAAGGCACTTGGGTTGTCTGATTTTGAGAATGCAACTTACGATGAAGTTAAAGCAGCGTTTGCAAAAAGCACAAATCAGCGCATTAAAAACACATACTCAGCAACTATGGGAATACTAGCCGAGGCTAACGAATGACAACAGAGCTAGAGCAAGAAATATTAAGAGTGCTTGAGGCCACCCAATACGGCCTTAGTGTTTACGCCAAGCCAGGCGCTGACAATGTTTCGCGTGCCGAAATTATGGACAGCATTCCAACTGCAATCGGGCCAGCCGGTGAGCTTGCGGCAGAAGAAGTTGCACGCACTATGGATTTGAGCCGCGAAGAACAAGAAGCGGAAATGCGTGCGTTTGTGCCAGCGCTAAAAGGCGCGGCGACTGGCGCGGCTGTAGCTACAGCCACGACAATCCCAGACATTATCGGCCTTGGCTATGGTGGCGTAAAAGCGTTGTTAGCTAAAGAAGGCGAAAAGGGGCAAGCGTTTTTGGATGGTTTGTCTAGCATATCTGGCGCTGTTGGCTCTGAAAAAGCTGGCCAGATTTACGCAGAATATGTTGGCGGCTTAGATGCAACCGATGAGGAAAAAGCCGCGATGATGACCGGCTACCAAGCGGGTGAATTTGGCGGCATACCCGGGTTGGCTGGCGCGTATCAGATTGTTAAGAAGGGTTTGCCTATAGCTGCTGACATGGCTGTTGAAGTTGGGAAGCGCGCGGAAAGCCAATTGTCAGAAGGCGGCAAAACATTGTTTTCCGGCGCGCCTATAGATGATGCTGTGAACAAAGGCTTTGCGGCAGTTGGGGATGCTGTTAAGGCGGCAAGGGCTAGATATGAAGCATCCCCAAATGACCCAACAGCAAGACGAGCATATTTAGACGCAAGGCACGAAAGAGACGCGCAAATGTCGTCAATGCCGGTTGAGGAAAAGTTGGAAACTGACGCAAGCTATAGAATGGCGCACCAGCCAACCACGCCTCAAAATGGCGCGGCAAGGTTGGATGACATGACTGGTGGCGGTACTGTTTTCCCAGATGACATTTACAGTGGCGATGCTGTTCGCCTTTATGGTGGCAACAACTTAGCC